GACACTATAAGACTACAATAGTATGTTGTTTTATTTAGACGAAAAGAATGTAGCTGTTTTACATCCTGATGCAATTAAATTGTGTCCTGAATTGACTGTATTGGACGAAAAGGAAACGTTAGCTATTATATTGGCTTATGACTACAAATCGCCTTACAGACAATTTACGGATGTTGACAGGCGCAGGAAAGCATTGATTCATGCTTACGGAAACGACGATAAGAATATCTTTGATAAAGATAAAATAAAACAAGCCGTAGAAGCTTACATTAGCTTACAGTATAATCCAAAGGTTGAGTTAGCAAGAACTTATCAGTCAAAGATAGACCAACTTCAGGATGAAATGGTATTAGCTTCTGACGAAAAGGAAATTGCAAGGATTATTAAATCTATAAACGCTATTAGAGAATCCATTAGGGATTTGGAAACAGAGGTTTATGATGAAGTAGCTAAGGAGGGTAAAGTTGTCGGCGGAGGTAATTTATCGTTCTTAGAGAAATTTCAAAGGAATAAAGAAAGATATACAGCGCTATTAAAGAAAAAGAAAAAATGAGTGTACCTAACAGCCCCTACAAAAAGGGAAAGGGATTTGTGCCCAATCCTGTTGCTAAGAATGGTATTCCTAAATACGCAGATAGCAAGTACAATAAGAATGTAATAGGAACTCCTGACTGGGAAAAGTATTGGGAAGAGCAGCTTCATTACATTATACATGGCTATCAAACGGGAGGAATGTTTATTCCGGGCAGATATTATTACTATGCTAACTTTAAGATATTTGATACCGTATTAGGACCACGTAATGCAGATATTTGTGATTTGCATTTAGAGTTAGCTTACGTTATTGAGCACTGTAAAAAGAATGGGATAAACTTTATAGGACCAAAGAAACGTAGGGGAGGATTATCGGAGGCTTTTAATAACATGGTTATTGACTACGGATATAGGTTTATACCCGGATACAATGCAGGTGTAGCAGCAGGACTTTCTACATATACCGAAGAGTTTATGAAAAAGTGGGCTGTTCACGATAACATTTTGGTTCCTGAATTACGATTAAGAAGCAAAGGAACAACTGAAATAATATCATGTTACGATGTTATTGATGAAAATGGCAAACGTGAAGAAGGTACTTTTAATAAGATACACGTAGCTACTATGTTTCAAAATGCCAACTTATTTAAAGGTTTATTCTTGAATGATGTGGTTGCGGAAGAGGGTGTAGAGTTTAAGAAACTGAAAGCTTTCTACAATGCGACTAAAGCCTGTTTGATGTATGGTTCAGTTCAGAAAGGTAACTTTTGGACTTGGGCAACAGGTGGTAATAAAAGTTCGGCAGGAGAAGACTTTGAGGAAATGTGGCACAATTACGAATCTTACAATATGTATAGATTCTTTATTAAGGGTACACGTTTTTACCATCCATTCTTCGCTGGAGCTACTAATGACTTAGGGGAGAACGTAGAGGAAATACCTAATTTAAAATTAAAGTATCAACCTTACGAAATGCTAGGTATTGAGGACGAAGAAGCCGCTGAGAACAATATTAAAAGAGTAAGGCAGCATCTATTAGATACAGGAGATATAGAAGGATGGATTGAGGAATGTCAGAATAATCCACTGACAATAGAGGAAGTATTTAAAAAGGTATCAAGTAATAAATTTGATATTGAACTATTAAACAAGGTAGGATTTGAAATAGCATCCAATCCTAAGAAATACGCAAAGTATAAATTAGAATTTGTAAAAAATGACAAAGGCGAAAGAGTAGTGCCGCTTCAAGTTGAGGCTGTTCCTGCGAAAGATACAGATTTAGAAAAAGACTGCGTGTTGATTTCGATGGATGGGCATCCGATACAGAACATAAATAACCTTTATTCGGCAGGTATAGATAGTTACGATCAAGACCAGTCTAAAACATCTAAGTCATTAGGGGCTATGCTAGTAATGATACGTGACCATAAATTACCTAATCACCCAAAGATGAAGCCTGTTTGCGTAGTAAGAAACAGACCTGACAGAAAAGAAAAGTTTTACGAGATGTGTTTAAAAGTTGCTATTTATTACAATTTAACATCTTCAGTATTGGTGGACGTAGCGAAGCCAATGGTTATTGAATACTTTAAAACTAATGGAGGGGCTAGATATTTAGCTCGAAGACCTAAGAAATTTGAATCTGTTAATAGTGAGCAATTGCACGAATATGGAGTTTCTTTAAACAAATGGTCAAGACCTGCAATGGTTTCTGTAATGCAGAGTTACGTATTGGATCATGGCGAAAAAATAGTATTTCCTACACTTATAGACGAGTTAAAAGCATACGATGAATACACTAATGATTCCGATAATGACTTAGCGGATACTTTAGGTATTGCATTGATGCAAGACGTTTCAAACGCTTTAAATCCTCGTGACGAAGCTGAGAAGGATAAGTTAAAAAAATACTTATTAAATGACGAATATTTTAATACCCCTAAGCTAAAAACAATAGAGCAAGACCACGATTTATTTGGAAAATAGTTTGTTAATAAATAACAATGAGAAAAAATCATTATTATTTGTATTTTTAGGCAAAATTTACCAACGGGGTAAATAGGTTAAATAACGAAATTTAATTATAATGATCTTTCCAAAGCAGGATATTCCAGAAAAGGACAAGACGCTAGAGTGGGTGAAACTTCATCTCAATTACAGCGAAACCATCCTTAATAGAAGAAATAATATCTATTCAATAATGAGTAGATTGTATAATACTTATAATGGTATTAAAAACGCTGACGCTTTACGCTTTATAGGTAAAACGTATGGAAGGGAAAATAAATCTAAATTCATATCGTACCGATTAGGTAGAAACAAGTTAGAGTTACTTAAAGGTGAGTATCTTAATCAACCACTTAAACCGACTGTTACCACTATAAATTCTGATTCTAAAACAAAGAAACTTGATGAGGCTGATTTAGTTCGCGGAGCATTAATTGCTCGTAAAGAATTAGCTAAGTTAAAGGAAGTTGGAGTTGATGTGTTGGAAGGAATGGAATTGCCAGAGGGAGATGCGGATGAGGTATGGAACAGCATGACCTTTAAGGACAAGAATGAGCACGTTATGCAGTTGATATTGGAAAACGGTATCACTGAATTAGACATGAAAAACAAACTTGCTAAAAACTTTCTTGACCTTGAAATTACGTCAATGTGTTACGGTAAGATTGATATTGATTTAGAAGGTAACGTTAATTATATTAAGATTGATCCCCGTGATGCTATTTTTGACGAAATAGAAGGTGATGACTTTATTGAAAGAGCTCCATTAAAAGGCGCTAGATACAGAATGACTATCTCTGAAATATTGAGAAAGTACGACCTTACAAAAGAACAAAGACAAATGTTGAAAGGTCTTGAGAATACTGGGAACCAAAACGCGGGTACAAGAAGAGCTACAACATATCAAATAAACGGAGATTTATGTATGGACGTTATTCATATCGAATGGATTTCATACGTTCCAACATATTATAAACTTTCTCCAAAAACACAAAAGCAATTAGAATTAGACCCAAGTTCAGAGTTCTACACTATTCAAATGGACACTGCTGAATACGAGAACAATAAAGACTATTACGATAAACTTGTAGAAAAAGGTAAGTTATTAGGAATAGAAACTAAATGGGCAGAAGATATTCGTGAGGCTGTAAGAATTGGCGGAATTATCAGTATTGACTTAGGTCGTAAAAAGTTTCAACCGAGAAGAGTTGACAATCCTAACAGGGTAGTTGATATGTCTTATGTTGGATATTTATTCAATACGGTAGATGGAATAAGAGTATCATTACAGCAAATTGTAGAGAATTTTGATTCAGCTTTTGATATTTGTATGTATCAAATTCTTAAAGAATTGAACATTGCAAAAGGCAAAGTTATAGGTTACAACAGAGCGGCGTTACCGCAAAAAAGAACAATGAAGGAAATTATTTACGATGTGGTAAATGATGGTTTTGTTGACTTTGATACTTCGGCGGACGGTAACGAATCTGGAAGAGAATTAAATTTAAGAGATTTAATTCAGGTATTAGATATAGGCTTGTCTAGTTCATTCCAACAATTAATCTACTTAAAGAATGATATACGTCAAACTTTAGATTTAATTACAGGGATTAACGAAAATCGTCAAGGGGATATTGCTGCAAGTTCTACTGTAACAAATGCTCAAATAGCTATTTCAGCATCTAAAAACATTACTACTCCTTTATTCTACGGAATGAATAAGTTTACTGAAAGAGTATTAATGAAAATGTGTGAGTATTACAAATTATCTTACGGTTTCTTTAAAGTAGAAAAAGGACAGCAAATTTTAGGAGATACTCAGCAAAGATTTTTAGTAGTTGAAAAAGAAATAGGTTATCAAGATTACGGTGTATATATTCAGGATGGAGCTAAATACGCTGAAATGAAAAATAAGATTATGGCTTTGGCGGAAGTATCATTAAACGCAAAAGAAATAAGATTAGAAGACTTGATGCAATTAGAAACTGCTGAATCATATACTGAAGCTAAAAACATATTAAAGAATGCTTGGAAGTCTATACAACAAGTAGCTGCTGACCAACAACAAAGACAGATAGAAGCTCAACAACAAATGCAACAACAACAATTGCAGATGCAGCAGCAAATGGCTTTAGAAAATCGTGAGGATATGCAGGCATCAAGAATTGATGAGATTAATGCTAAAACAGAAGGTCAAATAAGAATTGACGATAATAAGATGGGCAAACAAATGATTGTTGATACAAACAATATAGAGCAGAAAGCTGTTTATGATAATAAAACTGGAGGCACACAACCTCCTATTTCTCCAATGTAATTCGTTTTTACTTTGACAGAAAAGAGCTCTGATTAACGTCAGGGCTTTTTTTGTACCTTAATATAAACCATTATTACTTTTCAACAAGTTATTCTTATTTAGATTAATTAAAAATAAAATTATTTATATTTGTTTAAAATTCATTAAATGCAAAAGAAATATTACAGCCCAAATGAAGCCACTGGAGGTGGTGAGGCAGCGGCGGCAGCGCCCAATTTCGAGCTTTTATCAGAAGATTTATTTGATTCTAATTACAATGCGACTGCGGTAAAAGAAGAAGAAAAAAAGGAAGAGGTAAAAGCTACCGAAACCAAACAAGAAGCAGAAACAGAAACTAAATCAGATGACTTCGAGTTAAAGTTGGATGACACTAACTTAAACGGAAACTCTGAAAGTAGTGTTTGGATTGAAACTGCAAAAGAATTGTTTGGGCTTGAAGTACAAGAGAACTCTTACGAAGCTTTTGTAGAAGCTGCTAAGGTAGCTGTTGAGCAAG